ACTGCAACCAATACTGCGGGGACATTTAGATTAGATAAAGGCAATGAAATTATTGGAGCAGTGTCTGGTAAAGATTACACATTAGTTTTAACGGATAGTTCTGCTTATGTTATTCAATACGTTGGCCCACCTTTTACTTTTTCAGTTAGACAAGTAGGTACTAACTGCGGTTTAATTGGACAGAATGCTTTAAGTTATTCTAATGGTATTGTTTTTTGGATGTCGGGTGAAGGGGGTTTTTTCATGTTTGATGGTACAGTTAAAACTATACCTTGTTCAGTAGAAGATTTTGTATTTACAAATAAAGGTAATGATTTAGGAATAAATTATAATTCTAGTCAATTAATATACTGTGAACATAATACTTTATATAATGAAATAAATTGGTTTTATCCTCAAGCTAATTCAGAACAAAGTAATAGATGTGTAGTATACAACTACGCAGAAAATGTTTGGACTACAAGTTCACTTGCTAGATCAAGTTATGTTGACCAAGGAGTTTATCAACTACCTTATGCAACTGATTACAATAAAACTGCTCTACCTAATTTTCCAATACAAGGAATAACAGCTAAGTATGGTGCATCTACTTACTATGCTCAAGAAACAGGAACCGATCAAATAAATAGTAGTGGTACAACCTCAATTAATGCTTTTATTCAATCTGGAGATTTCGAGATAACTAATAATAATAATATAGCAGATCTTACAGGCGACGGAGAATACATGATGTCTGTTAAAAGATTTATACCTGATTTTAAAATATTAACCGGTAATTCAAAAATAACTTTATATTTAAATGATTACCCAAGTGAGACAGCAGTGAGTTCTTCTTTAGGACCCTTTACAATCACCACTACTACTGATAAAATAGATACTCGTGCACGAGCAAGATTTGTAGCAATTCAAATAGCTAACGACGCTGTTGGTGAAACCTGGCGTTATGGTACATTAAGATTAGATGCAAAACCCGATGGTAGAAGATAATGGCTAAAGTAACTGCATATATACCTGAACCTAAACAAGATTATGAAGTAGAAAATCAAAGACAGATTTTAGAGTCTTTGGCAACTATAAGAGACCAACTTAATTTTTCATTTCAAAACGATTTAAAAGAAGAACAAGATACCTATAACTATTTTTTATCCTAATGACTATACAATATAGAAACGAAACTTTTGATTTAACAACAACTAATATTACAACAGTGTTGACTATTCCTACATCGGCTGTGGGGATAGTTAAAACAATTCAAGCTGTTCATAACACTGCTAGTAACGTTGATACCGATTTATTAATTAGAAAAAATGGAGCAGGTGCGGATGTACTAATATCCCATGAGATACTTAATGAAAATACGGTTAATATGTTAACAAACACCTTGAATTTAGAAGCAGGAGATGCTATAAAAATGCAAGCGGACACAGCAAATGAAATTACAGGTGTTGTTAGTTATGCCTTAATAGATAGGTCACAACAAAATGGATAAAGACATATTAAAAATAGATTGTACGACAGTAGTAGTTTTAAGAAATACTAGAACTAATAAAACGTATAAAGACGAAGCAGAGAAAGACGCTGATATTGCTGATCCAAATACTGAAACAGTAGCAGAACATGTTGCTCAAGATTTGACAGTTCATGTATCACCAAAAGGACTAAACGTTTTACAGAAAGTAATGAATCAAAATAATGACAAACCAAAACCCTAAAGGCGGGACAGAACTTCAATTTGAATATTTAAGAAAACACGTTGATCCAAAGTTATTAGATCAAGTTCAAATTACTACATCTGTTCCTGAAAAAATTCCCTTACATCCTACAAAGTTAAACATACTTTGGCAAAAAAATTCATACGATCAGCCTAATATTGCTCCCTGGATGAGTGATAAATCCAATCATCATAAATATGATTGGTATGTATTCAATTCTCATTGGAGCTATGAGAAATTTAGAATGATGTACAATCTACCTAACCATAAATGTATTGTCATAAAAAATGGTTTACGCAAAGATATAAAACAAGCTGCTCCCTATAAACAAGGACAGCCTCTTAAAATCATACATCAAAACACGCCTTGGAGAGGACTTTCAGTTTTACTAGGTGCAATGCAGTTAGTTAAAAACCCTTTGATTACGTTAGATGTTTACTCATCGACTGAAGTATATGGTAAAAATTTTTATGATAATAATGATAAAGACTATGAATCTTTATATGAACAAGCAAGAAACTTACCTAATGTTAATTACATTGGATATAAACCTAATGATTATATTTTAGATAATTTACATAACTATAACATGTACGTTTACCCAAGTATCTTTGAAGAAACTTCTTGTATATCTTTACTAGAATCTATGGCCGCGGGCCTGTATTGCATTACTACGAACTATGGAGCTCTATTTGAGACCGGTGCAGAATTTCCAATGTATATACCCTATGATGAAAATTACAGAGGATTAGCTGAGAAATTTGCTTATGGTATAGAAGCAGCAGCGAAAACTATACATGACAAAAGTATTATTAATCATCTCGATTCTCAATCGAGTTATGCAAAAATTTATTACGGGTGGCCTAAGCAAGCATCCTCTTGGACTAAATTTTTAGAAGGAGCAATACAGCATGGGAAAGCCTAACGAACCTATATGGTTTAACGAAAACAAAGCTACTACACTTAATGCAGACACTTATCAAACGATAAAAACAAACAAAGTAGACTCAGGTACAGAGGTTGTAGAAATAAATTTAGAACGTTCTCCTCATAAAATTATGGTATGCACTCCTTGTCATAGCGATGTAAGTATGCATTACACACAAGCGGTTTTAAAATTTCAAATGGAGTGTTGGCAAAAGAAAATAATGGTAAGTTTTACTTTACTAAAATCTTCACTAGTAACACAAGGAAGAAATTTATGTGTAGCTGAAATGTTAAATGGTCCTGAGAATTATACTCACTTATTGTTTATAGACTCAGATATAGATTTTGAAGCAAAAACTATTTTTAAAATGCTTGAAAAAGACAAAGATATTATATCATGTCCTTATCCTATGAAAGATTTAAATTGGGATAAGATGTGGAGAAGAACTACTATTAAAGAAAACGCTGTTACCAAAGCTGAAGAATTAGCTATAGCAGGGTATACTTTCCCTGTTAAAATAAAAGACCCACATTCCATAACAGTTGATAAAGGGGTTATTGAGATGACCCATGCCCCTACTGGGTGTATGTTAATTAAGAGAAAAGTTTTTGATAAGATGATTAAAGCTTATCCTGAACTAGAGATCTTCCAACCTACTATTATCAACGGTAAAGAAGTCAAGAAAGACAATATGTATAATCTTTTTGACACTTTGCATGATACTAAAACTAAACGTTATTTTGGAGAAGACTTTGGTTTCTGTCAAAGATGGGCAGATATAGGGGGTAAGGTGTATGGTTACATAGATGACTATATTACTCATGTCGGAGACCATCAATATAGAGGTCGTTTTAGAGATGCTTTGTGGCAAGCTACACGACCTGTAAAAGCAGTTGACGATACCAAAAAAATCAAATAAAGTACCTTATCACAGGATTTCGTTGCCTGCTTAACAGTATAAATATATTTAAATTATGGCAATATCTAGATCTTTAATGAACAGACAACTAAGAGCAAATGGTGGAATTATGGACGTTACACCAAGAGAGAATTTTGGTTGGGGAAGTTCACTTAAAAAATTCGCTAGAAAAATTATACCCAATGAAGTAGCAGATATTGCAGTTAAAGCTGCACCGTTTGTTGCACCTTTTAACCCTGCTCTTGCAGGAGCAATGTCAGGTATTGGTACCTTTGATCAAACAGGAAGTATTGGAGATTCTTTAAAAGCTGGAGCTATGAATTACGGTGGTGGTCAGTTAGCAAGATATGCAGGTGGAGCAGGTATGCAAGGTAATCCTTTTGCACAAGGTGGAGCATTCACAAGTGGTGGATTCCAAGGTGGATTCAGTTCCCCTATAGGTACAAGCACAGGTCTTGGTAAGTTTTTCTCGAACAAAGGAACTCAAGGAGTTCAAGGTATAGATAGTGGAAGAGCCGGAGATAGTGCAAGTGCTTTATTGAGATCAACAGCAAATGTTCCAACAGAAGCTTTAGCTAATGCTAGTGACCCTTTAGGTTCACTTATAATTGATGAATTATCATTGGTACCTAATGCAATAAATAAAACTACAGTAGCAAAAGAACCTGGATTTTTAAAAAATATGTTTGATGGGATTTCTAATCAAGACTATGGTAAAGTTGCTCAAACAATCGGAGACGGTGCTAAAAAATTTGGTAAAGCTATGTTTACAAATAAAGATGGTTCTATTGACAAAGCAGCAGTATTGGGAGCAGTAGCTTTCACAGCTTCATACGCAGAAGCTAAAGCATTAGCAGCGGACGCTGGAGTAGAAATAACTCCAGAAGAATATGATGAATCTAGAAAAGCTGAAAAACAAGAAGAGTACGCAGGTTACTTAACTAATTTCTTTGGCGGTCAAAAAGACGGTGGCAGAATAGGTTATGAAGGTGGAGCTAATGAATTAATTAAAGATAAACTAATGGAAGATATAATGCCAGATACAAGCACTGAAGAAATGATAATGATCATGACAGAAACAGGACCAAAAATGATTAAAAAATCAGACTATGAAGCAATGTCAGGAATGTTTAGAGATACGACTACAAGTCTTTACGGAGATGCAGCTAGAGGAAGACTTGTTCCAGAATTCGCTAACGGCGGAAGAATAGGGTTTAATGATGGTGGATCTGTAATTACATTAATGGATGGAACTACAGTTCAAATTCCAGATGGAGCTTACGATAATGGTACCTTTAAAGATATTATTTATTCTAGTAGTAAAGGAGATTTATTAAGAGAAGAGATTGTAAGAAAATTAAATTTTGCAAAAGGCGGAAGAGTAGATAGAAGATTCGGTTCGCCTGAAGAAGGTGAAGGAAGTGGCCTTATGGAAATGTTATCTGTGGATGTAGATGCAGGTGGCGATGAAGAGGAAGATATGTTAATGGCGGATCTTTCATTTAGTTCAGCAGAAAAAAGTTTCCTGTTTAAAAATTTAGCTAAGTTGGGCGGAGCAGATAGAAGTGTTACTATGCCTAAACTATATGGTATTTTAAAAAATCCTAATAGCCCTGGAAATTACAACGACGCAAGAATGTTAAAAGCTTTTATAGAAATTAAAATGCCAGGATTTGCTGACGGCGGCAGAATAGGTTATGCTTTTGGAACTCCTGAAAACAAAGCAGAGGGTAGAGATGGAACTGTGATGGAAATGGGAATAGATAATACTATTATTGAAAACCAAGATCCTGAACTTCCAATGGAAGGAGACTTACAAGCAAACATGTCCTCTAGTAGAATTGCACAACTAATACAAACAAGAGATTTTTTATTATCTAAAGATGAAGATGTATCCCATATTGATGCAGAATTAGCATCGTTAGGTTACAGTATGAGAGCTGAAGGAGGTATCATGGAAGCTAAAGTACCCACAGGTCAAATGAGAAAAAACAATGCTGGAGTAGCTGAGAGAGATTACAGACAAACAGGTGGATTTGTTCCAGTTGGAATTAAAGAGAGAGCCGATGATGTCCCTGCTATGTTATCTAAAAACGAATTTGTAATGACTGCTGATGCAGTAAGAGGCCTTGGTAATGGCAGCGTTGAAGAAGGTTCTAAGAAATTATACAACACAATGAAACAAGCAGAACAAGTAGGTAAAGCATAATGGCCGCAACAGATTACACACAAACAACAAGACGAGCTCCTTTTATAGAAGCGGCTCAAGAGAATTACGTAGATTTATTAACACAACAAGTTGGTAGAGCTCCTGGCTCTGTTGGTGTACCTACACTAGGTGAACTTGGACCACAGATTGCAGGACAAAACGTTTTAACACAACAAGCTCAACAACAAGCAGCAACTCAAGGCGGTTTAGGTCAATTAACTTTTGATCCCACAACAGGTGCTGTAACAGGTGCAGGTCAAGGTACAGGTGTTGCAGGTTACCAACCTTACTTAACTCAAGCAGGTCAATACTCAGGACCACAAGCTTATCAACAGTTTATGTCGCCTTATCAACAAGATATTATAGACACAACTCTTACAGAATTTGATCAGCAAACTGCACAAGGTGTTCCTCAATTAGCGGCGAATGCAATTAACGCAGGAGCTTACGGGGGTGGAAGAGATGCCATAGCTAATGCTCAGTATGCATCAGACGCTGCTAGAAATAGAGCACAGTTACAAGCTTCAATGTTAGGTCAAGGTTTTACTCAAGCAAGTCAACTTGCGAATCAAGGTTTCGATCAACAAAGAAATTTAGCATCATTACAACCATCACTAGCTGCGAGCGGAGTACAACAACTCGGTGCCGCTGGAACAGGAAACTTGGCTTACCAACAAGCTTTACTAGATGCTCAACAACAACAAAATCAATTAGCTTACAATGAACCTTTAAGTCGAATCCAGTCATTTGGATCAGGGATAGCAGGTCAAATAAGTGGATCACCTACAACTACTACCAATCAAAGTATGGGTGGAGCACAATCTGTTGGACCACTATCACAAGCTTTATCTGCTGGACTAAGTGCTTATGGTTTGGGAAGTATATTTGGGTAAACTATGAATTTTAAAAGACCATCATTTAAAAGAGGCGGACCTACAGGAATTGCTCAACTAACTCCTAGAAGACAAGGATATGCTGGCGGTGGAAACATCGGTGGCGGCGGTATTGGTGGTAGGAATCTTGGAACACGAACAGGATTTAATGTTATATTGAATGAGTTTGGAATGCCCTATCAAAAACCACCTACTCCTTACAAACCAAATTTTAATTTAAAAGGAGGCTCTTATGTCCCAAAAGGTAATCTACCAATGGTTATCCCACAAGAACTAAAAGGTATTTCTAGGCTTCTAGCAAAATATCCTAAAATAGCAGCTTTGGGAAGTTATGGTGCAGCAGCAGGAGCAGGAATAGGTATAGGTCAATTAGCAGATTGGGGTGCAAAAAGTACTAACACACCCGAGGGATATAAAAGATTAAAAGAATCAGGTGGGGCTAATTTTAATTTCGAT